CAACGCCTGGGAACCATCCGCCCAGGACTACAAAACCGCCGGCCACTGGTGGCAAGGCATGTGCCTCTACGAACCCGGAGCAGACACCAACGACGCCCGACTGATGCCCTAGGTGGACGACGCCTGGTTCGCCGCCGCCATGATCATCCGCACCCTCATCACCCTCCTCCTCATCGAATCGTGGCTCGCCAAATGAAACTCGACCCAGCCCAGATCGCCCAGGCGTACATCAACGACGAACGCCCACACCTCGCCACCCTCGCCCGCGCCTACCTCCAAACCACCAACGAACTCGACGCAATCAACCACTGCCTCGACGGACTCGACCCCGCAGAAGTACGCACAATCCGCGCCGAACTCGCAGAAGAACGCGACCGCAAACGCCGAATCCAAGCCATCCTCACCGAAGCCCTCGCCATCACCAACACACCAAAAACGCCAGTACGCGTCATCCACACAAACCCTTGACGGCTGTACCAAACTAGACAACACTCGACAGTGGCAGCACGTCCGAAAGAACTCGACCCGTCGAGCATCGCGGAAGCTCACGCCCCAGCAACCGCGTCGGAGCCCTACCCCACCACGGCGTAGCTGTCACCACAAACAGGACTTGGCAGGCAGAGACCACATCGACGAAGCACGACTCCGGCCCCACCTCCGCCAAGACCAACCCCCCACACGCAACACCCAAACCACACCCGTCACCAGGGTCACCTACACCGCCACCACCCCCCAGGTCGCAGGCGGCGACCACATCCGCATGCGCGGCATCCCCGTCCAAGCCCGAGGCGTCACCTCAACCCAGCCCGGCACACACCCAGAAGCCAGCCTCATCCACCGAGAACAACGGAAGGAGAACCGATGATCGACGAAACCGGAACCGACACACCCGACGAGCCCACCCCGCCGGCACCCGAACCCGACAGCGAACCCGAAGGCTGAACAACGCCAGAGCCACACATCCCCTCCGTGGCTGAACTGATCCGAGACTACGGCATCCGCGTCAACAGCCACCCCTGCAGCAACTGCGAACGTTGGTCGCTCTACCAGATCGCCGACCCCGACGAAGACGACGCGATGGCATACGGCTTCGCAGCCTGCGTCGTCTGCGACACCAACGCCGAGTCACGCCGAACAGCCAACCTCGAGGCCAGACGGTGACCAACACCCAGAGCTGGTTCCTCGTCGTCGAGGTCGGGATCATCGCCGTCGTCGCACTCATCACGGCGCTGCGGTGACAGCAGCAACCAACCACCGCTACTGCCAACACCACGGCGTCGTCCCCAACACCCACCGCTGCCGCGTCTCGAGGCACGGCACCCGGGCATGGCGCCGACTCCGAGCTGCCGTACTCCAACGAGATCACTTCACGTGCTGGTGTGGTCAGCCCGCAACAGAAGTCCACCACATCAGCGACACGAACCTTCGATCCGTCTGCTTCGAACACAACCCTCGCGGCGAAAAGTGAAACGAAAAAAGTTCGAGACGAAAAAAAGTTCGAGACAAAAAAATCTCGGCGAAACTTTTCGAGCCGACCCGATTTTTTGTATAGCGCCGCCCCGGATACCCCGCAACTTTTCGCGAAGGAAAAAGCGGAGAACGTTGCCTGAAGTGGCGACTGTTGCCTAAGTTGCAACCGTTTACGGTCGGTCACTTCAAGAAGTGGGCCGGTCTGCTCGAACTCGACAACGGGGAACCGTGGAAGGTCGATGACTACTTCCTGGCGTTCGTCGAGGACGTGTTCGCCGGCTATCCGCAGGCGTGGTTGATCGTCCCGGAGGGGAACGCGAAGACGACGAACCTGGCGGGGCTCGCCCTCTACCACTGCGAGTTCCGGCCGAACGCGTTCGTCCCTTGGGCGGCGTCGGCGCGTGACCAGGCGGAGATCGGCTACCGGCAGGCGAAGCAGTTCACGGATTCGATGCCCTCACCGCCTCGGTGTTTCGACGGCTACCGGCGGATCGGGTTCGGGAACGGCTCGAGGATCCAGGTGTTCGCCGCTGGGTCGGAGCACGCGGACGGGGTGATCCCGACGCTGCCGATCATCGACGAGCTGCACCGGCACACGGATCTGGGGCTGTACCGGACGTGGGCTGGGAAGCTGCGGAAGCGTGGCGGCCAGCTGTTGACGATCTCGACGGCGGGGGTGCCGGGCCAGGAGTTCGAGGAGACGAGGGAGCGGATCAAGTTCGAGGCGACGTCGGTGGAGGAGGAGGGTGCGTTTCTGCGGGCTGCCACGGATCGGGTTGTGTTGCATGAGTGGGCTGTTCGTGACGAGGCTGTGGATGACATGCGGGCGGTGAAGGCGGCGAATCCACACCGGGGGATCTCGGTGCGCTCGTTGACGGAGAAGCGGTCGGATCCGACGATGACGGTGTCGCATTGGCGCCGGTTCACGTGCAATTTGGCGGCGGCGACTGCGATGGATGAGTTCATTCCGGTGCGGGACTGGTTGGAACTCGGCGTGTCGGAGGGGGTGGGCGCGGGGGCTCGGGTCTGCCTTGGGGCGGATGGTTCGAGGACGTGGGACACGACGGTGGTGGCGTGGGCGTCAGCGGGCGACGACGGGTTTGTGGATGTGGACGCGCGGGTGTTTTCGGTGCGGCCGGAGGTCGCCCACCACGTGCTGCACACCGGCGGCAAGATCGATTTCGGGGACGTGGAGGCGTTCGTGGTCGACTGTTTCGGCACCTGGGATGTGGTCGAGGCTGCGTATGACCCCCGCTATCTGGAGCGGTCGATGGAGATCGTTCAGGTGCGTTTGCCGGAGTCGTGTGTGTTCGCGATCGAGCCGAGCTCGAAGGCGATGCGGGACGCGCTGCAGGAGCTGTACCGGCTGGTCGCGGAGCGGAAGTTGCGCCACCGTGGCGACCCGGTGCTGGCCGCCCATGTGGCGAACGCGACTGTGGACCGGGGGTATTCGAGCGAGATCCGGCGGGTGCGGAAGGCGAACCAGCAGAAGCCGATTGATGCGGTGCCGGCGATGGCGTTGGCGGTGTGGCGGGCGGCTGATACGGCGTCCGGGTCGGTGTACGAGTCGCGTGGGTTGGCGTTCGCGTGAGCTGGGTGGGCCGGCTGTTCGGCGGCGAGTCGCGTGGCGGCCTGGTGACGACCGAGTTTGCGTCGGCGGGGTGGAGTGTGCCGACGTCGTATTCGGGGCAGCGGGTGTCGGTCGAGAAGTCGCTTCGCCTCTCGGCGGTGTATGCGGCTGTCAGGTTGATCGCGGAGACGATCGGGATGCTGCCGTTGAAGGTGTACCGGTCTGTTGGCGAGGAGGGCGAGCAGGTGGAGGCGCGGCAGCACCGGTGCTGGCGGATGCTGCACGACCAGCCGAACCCGGTTCAGCCGGCGCACCGGTTCTGGGCGACCGCCGCCGCCCACTACCTGCTCTGGGGGAACATCTACGTCGAGAAACTCCGCGGCCCGGACGGGCTCGTCGAGGAGTTGTGGCTGTTGGATCCGGCGGCGACGACGGTGAAGTGGGATCCGAACGTGCGCCGCAAGACGTTCATCCAGCAGACCTACGACGGGCAGAAAACCTGGACGGACGAACAGGTGCTGCACATCGTCGGCTTCTCGACGGATGGACTGATCGGCCGGTCGCCGATCACCACGGCGCGGGAGTCGATCGGGACGATGCTCGCCCGGGAGGAGTTCGAGGGCCACTTCTACGAGCAGGGGGCGGTGCTGCCCGGCGTGCTGACCCACCCGCGGCTGTTGTCGACCGATGCGAAGCAGGGGATCAAGGAGTCGTTCAAGGAGATCCTGTCGAAGGGCGAGTGGGCGGTTCTCGAGGAGGGGCTGACGGCGACCCCGCTGTCGATGCCGCTGGCGGACATGCAGTTCGTGGAGTCGAAGAACCTGTCGCTGCGGGACATCGCGAACCTGTTCAACCTGCCGGTGTCGTTCCTGAACGGATCGTCGGGTGACTCGCTCACCTACGCCACCGTCGAAAGTAATCAGATCCAGTTTGCGCAGGTGACGATCGCGCCGATCGTGAACGCGCTCGCGAAAGCGTTGTTCGCGGACCCGTCGATTTTCCCGCAGAACGTGTTCTTCCCCGAGTTCGTGATCGAGGGGATCCACCGCGGCGACATGAAGTCCCGCGTCGAGTACTACGAGAAGATGGCGGGGATCAAGGCGATCACGCCGAACGAGGTGCGGGCGTTCGAGAACCTGCCGCCGCTCCCCGGCGGAGACGAGATCGCAGCCCCGCCGCCGGCGGTGCCGCCACCGGACATAGCGACCACATCGAGCAACGGCGGAGCCCCGGAAGGGGCTTCTTCTTTGCCGCCGAGCCAAGGAGCGTCAGGCTGATGTCTGCAACCGAAGAGGAAACCCAGGGTCAGAGCGAGCCGCTGTTGCTGAACACCCTCGACGAGCTCGCCCTGGTGGTCAACTACCGGTCCGCCCGGTTCGACGACCTCGACCTGGTCGAGTCGAACGGGACCGTCGAGTTCGTCGGCCACGCCGCCGTCTACGACGAGGAAACCCAGTTCGACATTCCCGGGATCGGCACCGTCCACGAGGTGATCGACCGGGGGGCGTTCAGGAAGCTGCTCGCCCAGAAGCCGCAGGTGCCGATGTTGTACAACCACGACCCGAACGCGATCCTGGCCGACACCGGCAACGGCACCCTCACCCTCAAAGAAGACGCGAGGGGGCTGCTGACGACAGCGACGATGGACCGCACCGACCCCGACGTCCAACGGGTGGTCGCGAAGATCAAGTCCGGCCTGGTTCGTGGCATGTCGTTCGGGTTCGTGGCCGGCCGGGACAACCAGAAGATCGAGCACCGCCAGGACGGGGTGCTGAGAAGGTTGAGCGGCTTCAAGAAGCTGCTCGACGTCGGCCCCGTCGTGGGGCCCGCGTACACGGGAACCGACGTTGCGTTGCGTTCCCAGCTTTTGCAGTTCGCCGACGAGTCGGAGTCGCTTCAGCAGATCCTCATGGGCGCCGACCCGGCGCAGCTCGAGGACAGGGAAGCCGACGACGAGGCGGACACCGGAGACACGGAAAGCGCAGCCGGGGCGGCCGGATACCGGTCGGTCGCAGCAAGGAAGCGCGCCCTGAACTTTCTCATTCTCACATCAGGAGGTATCGACGATGCGTCGTGACGACATCC